GTTGCCGCCTGAATGGCATCAACATCCCCACCCGCTTTCGCGATGATTATCTGTGCACCGGCCGCATCATCCGCCGAGGCGGCAGTATTGTCGCCGAGCTGGCGCGCCTGTTTGCGTAGTGCGGTCATTTCGGCGGAGTCTTTTGCCACTCCGATCACAGCCTGTAATTCTGAGTTTTTCTGCGCAAACTCATAACCGGGCATCAGCAGCTTAACTCCGGCCATCGTTCCCGCCGCCGCAATCCCCACACCGGCAGCGCCCACTGAGGCCATATTTCCGGCCAGTTCCTTGCCTGCCTGATAACGCTGTTTTACTGCGTTAAGTTTTGCCTGTTGCGCACTGACACGCGCCAGCGCGTCACGCTGACGGTTAAGCTGTGCGGTGGTTTCACTGATACGGTTTTTCAGTCCCTGCTCATCATGTGCAAGATTGCGGGTATTAATTCCCACAACTGCCAGTTCCCGCTGCTGGCGTTTAACGGAATCCGTCAGGCGGTTATATTTCGCCTGTAAGTCCTCCGCCGCACGCTTTGCGGATTCCAGCACTTTCGCCTGAGCACGTGTCGGACGTTCGGTGTTTTTAAACTGTGTGGCAAGGGCTTCGGCCTCCTGCCGTGCCTTTTCAAGTGCATGACCAGTCACGGCGAGCTGTGCACTGGTCTTGCGAAATCCCTCAATACGGGATGCCTGACCGTTCAGCTCGCGCAGTGATTTTTGTGTTTCCCGGATATCCCCCGACAGCGATTTGCTCGCTGTGCGGATGGATTTAAACGGGCGGGATGCCTGGTCAACAGCCCTGAGCAATACCTGTAATTTTACATTGTTACTCATTCGTGTTTCCGCTTCGCCGGAGCGCCTTTTCGCGCCATGTGATGAGTTCGATCAGGCTCATGGGATACAGTTCTGATGGCGGCCAGTGAAATATCACTGCCACATCTGCCATCAGGTCATCGACCGACAGATTTTTCGGAAACGTCACTGCACCGAGTTCGGAGACAAAAAACCGACCACCTTACCGGCCAGCGCCACAAGGTCAGGCAGTTCCAGCGCGGCGACTTCCTGCTCGGTCAGCATCGGTGCCGTCATGCGCGGCAGCACTTTAATCAGTGCATCGACTTCGGAGTTTGCAACCGCAGCCAGGCTGACACCGCGCAGCGTCCCGGCACTGGGTTTCATCAGCGTGACCTGTTCGATAACCTGCTCACCACGTTTGACCGGATTGTCCAGGGTAATGACATTTTCTTTGTTCATGGTTTTCTCACTTCTGAATCGGGGTTAACCGGTCAGCCAGGCTGACCGGATGAAAATCACAGGCCGATATTGCGGCGGTGTTGCTCCAGCCGGTCGACGCCGTTCACCTTCTCAATCATGTTGATGGTGTCGATTTCGACCAGCTCCTTACCGTCCATCGTCAGCCGGAAATAGGTGCAGACCACGGAGATTTTCGACTCGGTGTCTTCTCCCTGTTTACCCTCGCCAGTGTCGATTTCTTTCTGACGTCCACGCATGACCACCTCGACGGCCACCGTTTCGCCGGTATCGTCACGCTGGTAAGAGCCTGCAAAACGAATCGGTACGGCATCCACACCGGTTGCGGCGTAAAGCTCCCAGATAACCGAATCCGGGAAGCCCCCGAGCGACCACTCCATTGACAGCGCATCGTCATCAAGGCCGAGGTCTACCGGTGCGCTGCCGTTCATCCCCGCACCGCGATAGTTTTCGAGCTTACGGGTCAGTTTTGGCAGCGTGACGGACTTTGCAACGCCCTGATAGCTGTAGCCGTTCAGAAAGACGTTCATTAACTTGAGTTTGCGCGGCATTGCCATCGGTCAGGCTCCTTAATTGCTGTTAACCGAGGTGACCAGATTTGCCAGGTATTTATCGGTAATACGCTGGCGCAGGGTCAGGTTTTCAAGAGGAGGCACCGGGGTATAGTCGTAGTCGATATACAGTTTTCCGGCCTTAAGGGTTTCCGCATCGTTGGATTCTTCGCTGAACCAGCAGGTCGCATCCACGATATAGCCGTTTGTTTTCAGCTCACGGAATTTGGCATTAATGCCGTCAACGATGTCGCGAATCAGCGTTGCGGTGATGGGCTTGTCCACCGCCCACATGTGCGCCTCAGCCATCGTGTCGGCCAGCACCTGCGCGGTGCGGGTGTAGTTTTCAAAGAGGAACAGCGGGTCATCAGAGCAGGTACGGTTACCCCAGAAGCGGAAACCGTCGCGGCGAATCAGCGTTGTGACGCCAGACTCGTTAAGCAGGTCAGCATCGGTGCCGGACTCCTGCAAATCCCAGAATACAGAGGCGCTGATGCCGGTAACACCGTTCACCCCGACATTGGACAACGTTTTATGCCAGCCCTGCTCCTGGTCGATTTTAGCGCGCAGACCCAGCGCACGGGCGGTGGCATACGCGGTGGCGGTGGTACTGGTGACCGTATCCCATGCGAGGAAATCCGGCCAGATGACCATCAGCTCACGCTGGCTGAAATTCTGGCGGTAAGCTTTCACCTCGGAAATGGTTTTACAGCCCCATGCACTGATATACCCGAAAGCGCGCAACTTCTGACAGACTGATGCCAGTGCAACAGCCACCTCTTTGGTATCCAGCCCCGGCACACCGAGAATACGCGGTTTAACGCCGGTAACCGACTCTGCCGCCAGCAGGGCTTTCAGTCCGGTGTACTGGCCGTTTTCGTCGGTGGTGCCGATAATATTGGAAACGGTCTGCGCGAGTTTCGTTTCCTCGTCGTCGCCGGTGCCGTCTTCCACGCGCACAACAACGGTGACCGGTTTTGACTGGTCAGCGATGGCCTGTAACGACGCCGCCAGCGTGCCTTTTTTACCGGCCTTTGCAATTGCGCTCTGCACATTGGTAATCAGCACCGGTTTATTGAGGGGGAAGGTTTCCGCATCCGCATCGCTGGCCGTGCAGACCATGCCAACAATGGCGGTGGATACGGTGGAAATGACGCGGGTGCCGTCGTTAATCTCCAGCACCTGCACGCCGTGATGATAGTCACTCATCCGTTTAACTCCGTGGTTAATGGGTGCAACTATTTTCTGTTGTGCAGAGCATGAGACGCTATTTGACCTGGCTGGTCAGTGGATGAAACAACAGATAAAGAAAAGGCGGGCAATTCGCCCGCCAGTCCTGATTTGTACTCACTCATTTTCCGACTGACAATTTACTTAGCCCAAAAGCTATCAAATCTGACAGTCTGCTTTGAGCGAGGAGCGGACATATCATTCTGCTTAGATTCAGGCTCTGAATACAAAACAATAATTAGTCTATGACAATGATTTTTATCTCATATTTTAATCACTCAACGTCTTTAATTCTTTGAGCAATTTAGCTTTATCATCATCATTTTTAATAGATGAGATAACCTTCTCAGTTAATGCTAACAATCTAACGAACATTTCGTTTAGCTCTTCATCGTTAGGTGTTTCTATACCATGAAGTAAGTTATTTCTGATTCTTTTAAAATAGTTTAGTTCAAATGACTCTTCTCGCGTCAGCACTCCGTCAGAAACCAATGGCTCAAATTTTGCGGTGAAGAATTTTTTGTGCTGGCGATTGTTTTGATTATGAATTAAAGAGACTGCTTTTTCTAGTAAAATCCATGTTTTAACAAATGACTCAAACCCTGATACATCCTTATGTTCCCCAAGAGCACGTTTGAAATAATTTGAAAGTTTTAAATTACCTCCAACGCTCTTGTATGAATCATTAATAAACATAAGAAGCAATTGATCTGTGATTGTTTCTTTTTCACTTTGATTAATTTTACGCAAATATTCAGAAAGTTCACTGACGCTTATGCTAGAATTACCCTTGAGATAATTAAATAAAATTTTAGTATCACCTAATTTAAGTTTGCTTATATAATTCTTATTTAGTGAGTTGGTTATAAAACTCGTTAACTCATATCTATTTGAAATATTATCTTTTTCTTTAGTTCTTTTTGTTATGGCTTTTTGAAGTCTTTCAAGAGCTATTTCGCCAGTAAGCACTAATCCATTAATCTCATCTAGAATTGCAAGTTCCTCTTCAGATAAATCGCCTGCTAGAGGTTTGTAAACAAGGTCATGTTCGACTTCGGACCAGGCATGCATAAGAACCGATGCTACTTGAATCTCAAATAATGCACTTTCGTAACGCTTATTATTTTGGTTAGAGTTTTTCAAATTGACACGATAATGAGATGCCCAGTAACCAGAAAACCTTTTTTCAAATTTAGGTTTATAAGATGCTTCTGGAAAGTTTTTCTTTTTCCGGACATTAAATAAAAAATTAATAGTTTCATCAACTACTTCTCTATCTTTTGGAAAATATAAAGCTACTCGAACACCGGCCAGGTCGACAATATCTTCATATATATTAGCAACATCTGCATATGCTGACTTTTCATTTCTTTGATTAAGTTTTTGTTCTAAGCGGTCTGGTCGCTTAGCTCTGAATGAAACTATGGCTTTAATCCCTCTCTTTTCCAATTCCTGCTCGAGCAAGCTTGAGCCTATTTTTGCCAACTCAGAATAGTAATCATACTGCTTGCTATATTGTTCTAAAAAATCTTTTATGACACTCATAGAGACTAACTACTCCTTGTATAAGAAGATTGAATCGAATGATAAAGAAACCTAACGAACTCTAGATGAATGGGTGATAGATTATCCACTTTTGGCACTGTGATAAAGCATTTTTCTGATGAGATTTTCCTTGCAAATGAAACTATAACATACTTTGATTATTAATATTAAACAATAATTAATGGCTGTGTTTTTTCACCATAAGGATATCTGAAGATATGTCCGCTTCTGGCACAGAGCGGACTGTCAGATTAGGCTTTACTCTGTTCTATAGGTATGTAAGCTCACACCAGAGTTCATACAACTTATTGCGGCATTTCCGGCCATTCAGGATTTGCAGGATCCACACGACTGACCAGAACGCTGTAGCGTTCCCATGCTTCCAGTAGGCTGCGCTCCTCATCTGTTGCCATATTCAGCCTGACAGCGCGCTCCAGCGGCAAAATCACGGATTCAGCATCTGCAAGAAGTCTGGCTTTCCGATTTTCTGCCTGCTGCTGCAATTCCTCTGCCGTATAAATTCGTTTAATCACTGTACCGTCCTTAAACATCCAGTTCCCTGAAATGTCCGCCCGTCGGTTAGCAGTAATATCCGGCACTTCAACAACACTTAATCCATCCGGTCTGATAGCTGTCACATCCTTTTCCACATAGCGGATAATATTATCTTTGTCGTACGCTATTTTTATCGTGTCATCAGCAAAATACTTTTGTTCTTCGTACCAGTTCTTACCATCTTCTGAAAAAAACCAGACAACATCAAAGTCCTTTGTCAATTGATATTGTTCAACCGTTTTTGGATTACCTGCCGTTATATTTATCAAATGCTGCATAAATTATACCTGCGCCACGTTATACCAAGTCCCGTTAATGTATTTCTGCACCGGTCTGTAATATATGCCACCAATGTTATCGGCAGAGTTTGAGCCGGTATCCTGAACAATAATGCCGGAATATACACACCCGGACGGTGCCTGATGTGTCCATGTCATGCCATTGTTCGCAGGTTTGTATGTGGCAGCACCACCAAGCCGGATATCCCGGACATAGCGTGAATCAAAATTACTATAGTTAGATGGTGATACCTGCCCGTTAACAGCAAAAGTGATGCTGTTATCTGTATTTCTCTGACTGTAAAAATGCCAGCCTGCATCATCACCTAATTCAGCCACCACAGGACGACTTGAGTTTCCCCACAAATTGAATGCGGCTTCCTTCGTGGATGTATTGCTGCTGCTGACCGTGAACTTTTTCCCGCTACCGGCACGTACTTTGGTACTTGAGGCAATATCACCAGTAACACTCAGGCCATGCCCCATTGACACTCCGCCATTAGCGTTATTGATAGTCAGCGGCCTTAAACCGTTCCATGTCCCAAATTTATCACCAGAGGCCGTCAGCATTAAATATGTGCTGCCACCATCATTCCTGATAAAGAATCCATAATTGCCATAAGCAATGCGCAGACCATTAGCACTGAGTGATGTAATTTCACCTCTTGAACGAAGACCATAAGCAGAGCTGAGTGATAATTCTTCCTGAGCGTCATAGTTTCCTGTCGCCCAGCGAATTACCCCGCCCTGCACTGTTTCATGCCAGATAGTGTCTCCTTCTCCACCACGAAACTTTCTGAGATATTTTTTGCCGCCTCTGGTGCCTGAACATAAGGCCGTAGACATATAGGCATTCTGGCTTCCGCCATCCTGATTAATCGTTCCGGTCATTGCGTCGCCCTGACGATTCCAGTCACGACGCCAGCCGGGGGAGTAGCCGTCCCCATGATTAATGTAAGTGAATTGCGCACTGGTTGTACCGCCACCGCTTGATGTTGTCGGCGTGGTCACTCGGATAGTGATTGCAGATTTTGTTCCCATGACCTCGACGACACAACCAGCCAGGTGGATATCACCACATCCGGTATCCGTAATGATTTTGTTATTTGCATATGACCAGGAGCCTTTGCACATCCAGTACGGATGATTAAATGCACCACGGGAATCCAGCCATTCAATAAACTGAGCGGTTGTCCAGTTTCCGGCTTCAGTGCTCAAAGCGCCGCTATAAGCACGACAGGCACCGATATTTTTCGTGAAAGTATCCTTTCCCGGAATATCTGCACCGTTCTGATCTTTCTGAAGACGTTTTTCAGCATTGTCATAGGCAGACTTCACCGCTTTTGGTGTTGCAGCCAGCGTTTCAGAATCGCTGTTGGTGGCGCTACTGAGCTGGACAAGACCTTTTCGCGCTGTGGTGGCATCCTGTGCAGTGTATTTCCCGTTAGCAAGGTCATACGCTGCCTTTACCGCTTTCGGCGTTGCGGCGAGCGTTTCAGACGTGCTGTTGGTCGCACTACTGAGCTGGACAAGACCTTTTCGCGCTGTGGTGGCATCCTGTGCAGTGTATTTCCCGTTAGCAAGGTCATACGCTGTCTTAACCGCCTTTGGCGTTGCCGCAAGCGTTTCAGAATCGCTGTTGGTGACGCTACTGAGCTGGACAAGACCTTTTCGCGCGGTGGTGGCATCCTGCGCGGTATATTTCCCGTTAGCAAGATCATAAGCGGCCTTTACCGCTTTCGGCGTTGCGGCCAGTGTTTCAGACGTGCTGTTGGTCGCACTGCTTAACTGAGTAAAACCTTTTGCGGTCAGCGAGGCGTCCGGGTGACGTCGTGACTGTTCGTGCTCTGCAATTTTGTCATCAACGTAATCCTGCGTTGCCATCACCGTTGTAGTGTCAATGGTCAGCTCCACTGAGGCCACACTGCTGACGATGATGACCATGCGGCAGGTCTGCGAACGCCCTGAGCCTTCGGCAAGAGCTGGCTTATAACTTTCGGCCATGTTCGCCACGGCAATTAACGTTCCCGCATCATCGTACAGGCCAAGCTCACGCATCCAGAAACCGCCCACCTCCGGCGGAATAACCAGCTCTGCGATAATATAATTACTGTTTCGTTTGTCCTGGCTGATTTTGTTCAGCGTATGTCGCCAGACTTCGTGGATAAGCCCGGTCTGTCCGGCATCCGGGACAGGCAATTTACCACCGCCATCCCCGACGGCCATCGTGGTAATGTTGACCTTCCGCCCTCCCGGTGCGGTTGCCGCTGCCAGCTTTGCTGCACCGGCAGTGGTGATAACGGTTCTGAATTTTGTGCTCATTATTCCTCACTTATCCGGGGTAAACCGTAATTACATCGCCGTCGTAAGCCACACCACCGGCGAACAGGTAGCCGGGAATGTCCCGGGTAATGTTCAGGCCGATAAGGTGGCGGCTTGCAGGTTTGGCATCAGCAATCAGCCGTTCCATTTCCTGATACATTGCCTCTGTGATGCCGCTTTCCAGTACACCAATATCAAGCCGGAAGGTGCCTGGCGGGTCACTGTTTTCCCACCACTCCGTCACGTTGATGAGATAGCCGAGCGGCTCCACCACACGCCGGATTGCACCGATAGTGCCCTTATGACAGTGGATGAAATAGGCATCGCGGATAACGGCGCGTTTTGTCGCTTCCGGCCACTTTTCATCCCACCTGTCGACCGAAAACGCCCACGCCAGCCACGGCAGCAGATTTGCCGGACAGGTATCCGGGTTCCACAGTTCACGAATCCTGACCGGCGTTTTTTCAATTTCCGCACAGGCTTTTGCGGCAGCAATTTCAAGCGGTGATGAGCCGGTCGGCAGCAGTCGCGAATCACTCATCCGAGCCTCCGGTCACGACGCGGTATTCGGTACAGAAAGACGCCTGCGTACTGTTGAGCACGATGTCGGCCAGCGGTGCAGTCAGTTCGACACGCTGCACGCCTTCCACATGCAAAGCGGCATAAATGGCAGACAGACGGATGTCGCGCCCCAGCCGGTGCTGTGCCGTGATGTACGCTTCCAGTTTTTTCACGGCAGCAGCGCGTATGGGTTCGCTTTCGGGGCCAGGGTAAAGGTAAAGCGTGGCGTTTATCTGGTATTCAACGATGGCGGCAGACTGCACGGTCACGCGGTCGGCCACCGGCCTGACGTCCTCGCCATTAAGGGCGTTACGCACCACCGCCAGCAGGTCTTCGGATGCGACACCGTTATTTTCACGTGACAGCACAGAGATGGTGACGCAGGCCGGAGACGGACTGGTTACAGAAATATCCGCGACACGCCCGTCGGCACTGCGACCATGATACTGATAGGCCCCCACCGACCCGGCGACGCTTAAACCTTCAAACGCCTGCTGAATACGCAGACGATAATCGGTGTCAGATTCCATCACTGCCGGTGTCGGCGGGAGGGTCGAATCATCTGCCGGGGTGATAATCAGGCGCGTGGTGTTGTAATTGGCACCAATCACATCAAGGTCATTACCGGCGGCACAGGCCAGCATTACCGCCCGTGCGGCCTCATTCACACGCTGACGCCAGATAAGCTCACGATAAGCATTTTCCTCCAGCAATTTGACGAGAGGCTCGGATTCCAGCGTCAGGGTACGGGCGACCGCCTCCTGCTGGTCTTCCGGGTAAAGGGAAATCAGTGTCGCCTTGCGTTCGGCAAGAATGGTTTCAAAGTCCAGCTCCTCGACCACATCCGGTGCGGGTAGCTGGTTCAGGTCGATAATCGGCATGGTTTCAACTCACAGGGATGGTTAACGAAAGTGGCTGGCCGGTGTCGTTGTGCTGGCCGGTCAAAGTGACAGTCATTCGCCCGTCAAAACTGCGCTCAGTGGTGACGGATGACAGGGTGATGCGGGGTTCCCATTTCAGCACCGCCATGTAACAGGCGACCTTAATCTGCAACTCAAGCGCCGGGGTCTGCGGCTGGTCAATCATTGACGCCAGCAACGAGCCGTAATCACGACGCATCACCCGTGAACCGATCGGTGTGCGCAGGATATCGCCGATACTCTGGCTGATATGCTCAAGGTCAGTGACAGTCAGGCCATCACTGCGATTCATTCCGAGATAACGCGCTGTCATTTTGTCCCCTGTGTCCAGTTGTCACCTGACTTAACACCACCGTGACCGTGGTCATCCACCTGAACGCCGTTAGAAGTGAATTTCCCGTCGGTATGCGCGATGTTGCCACGCATCGCCCCGCCCTTCTGCACTTCCAGCGTGCCGGTAATCAGTTTGTTGGTGCAAACCACCTCCGGTGTGTCCAGGGTGACGCGGGTTGATGCTTTCACCATAACCACCGGCACCGTGGCAGTAACAGAATCAGAAGCCGTCACGCTGGCCGTTTTAATTCCGCTTACCGTGAGCGCGCTGGTTTCGGGTTCATACTCAATCACCGCCCCGTCAGGGAAACGGATATGCAGGGCATCCGCCGACGCAGACGGCGCGGGGTTATCACCGGAATAAATCCCCGGCAGAACGAACGCCGTGTCGAGTTCACCGCCCACGGCCAGAATCAGCACCTGTTCACCCACGGAAGGTGCCCACCATGTGCGCGAACGCCCGGCGCGATGGGTCAGCCACTGAAGCCAGTCGGTGCACATGCCGCCGGTCTGCACACGGCAGCGACCGGCTTTAAGGTTGGTTTCGACGACAAGACCGGTGCGAATCATGTTGCGCAGTGCGCGCGCGAGTTCCTGAATATTTGCGAGAGTGTTCATAACGGGAAGGATGCCGCCGGGTCATACCGGCGGCAATGTGACGATGAGGTGTCGGGAATGGCACAACTAACGGTCGAGGTGAGCCAGAATAATCTCTTCAATCATCTGCACATCCTCACCGGTAAAGCCGAGCAGAGGACGCGCCGGATAATCAATTTTCTTACCGTCTTTCCGGGTTTCTTCCGACAGACCAAACTGATGCACACTGGCGATTTTCGGTGACTTCCCGCCGTAAAATTCCATTGCTGCCTGTTCCGGGCTGGCGCGGATATGCAAAAAACGACTGGTGATAAGTTTCGCAAACATTTTTCGCTTAACACGACCGGTCTTTTTTCTGGCGCTCTGCTGCTGGCGTGGTGCGTAGGGTGTGCCGTCCGGGGCTTTCTGTGCCATCACCCGGCGCTGCTGACTCTGCCGCAGACGTTTCGCCAGTTCGGCGCTCAGTCGCCGACGCCCTGACGGTGACAGCGACTCAATCAGTCCGGTCAGCCGGTCTTCAAAACGCTTAAACTCATTCATCCCACTTGCTCACCAGTTCGCCATTGATATAAAGCTCCACCGGGCGGGTGACCGGCTCCGGCGGCGTGGGTTCCGGGATATTCTTCACATGCAGCGCGCCGTCCACCTCACTGACCAGCGTGCGCTCGGTCAGCATCAGGCTGATGCTGATATCAAAGCTACTGTCATTGTTGATGTCTGCATAAAACGTGAAGCCCTTTTTCTGGCCTTCGTTAGTGGTCATGATGTCGGGCTGATTTTCCCGCAGCCACGCCAGCACCGGCACGATGAGCAGGTCAAAATCACCGGTAAAGTCGGTCACAATCACATTGAGCGTGTAACGCTTTTCGAATGACAGCGACGTCGCCAGTGTGGAGGCAATACTCCCGTTATCCACGAATATCCGCAGCATCTCGGGGCTGGTTTTCAGCACCGTGACGGCATCAGTCAGTGCCCTGCGCAGGCTGTCGGGTTTGAGCATCGTTTTCGTCCTGACAGTGTTTAATCATTTTTACCTGGCTGGCACAACGTGCCAGCGCGTTCTCAAGCTGCCGGATATCGGCACTTAAATCGCCGTTCGTCTGCGGGTCACTGCCCGGCATCGGGCAAAGGCTCACTTTCGGGCAGGCGTTGGCGACAATCACTGGCGTCGGTGCAGGCCGGGCGCTGGTGCAACCGGCGCACAGCATCAGGCAGGCCAGCGCCGTACCAGCGGCGAAAATCTTCGTTTTCATTCAGTAACCTCGTGATGGTTTTCTCGCGCTGTGCTTCACGCTTCGCCGCGTTCTCCAGTTCCTGACGCAGTGCCACCTGCGCCAGCTCGTTTTTGTCTGCTCTGGTGAGGGCAACATGAAGCTGATTTTTCAGCATGGTGATGGTCGTCTGCTGCCCGCTGGCGACGTTGTTCGCCCTGTCCAGCGAGGTGCGCAGGCTGGCGTTTTCATGCTTCGCCAGAAACAGACCGGCCACCGCCAGTGATAACAACACAACCAGCACAATCATCAGCTTTGACATGGTTCCCGCCCCTCAAAACGCTGACGACAGGCCGTGCGTATCAACCGGAAGAACACCGACGCCACGAGGTAAATCAGCGCGGTAAAAATCCACCCGGCAGCGACCAGCGAGATAAACGTCGCCACCATCACCACCAGAGCCGCCGCCCGTCTGCGCCACGGCACCGGCTGCAAAAACAGCGATGCGACAATCTTCACGGCCAGCGATTCCGGCGGCAGCTCCCGCCCGTAGCGTTCCAGCACATACTCAGTGGCATACACGCCGACACCACCGGCAACCACACAGATAACCGTCGCCAGAATCGCCCAGGCGGCGACAAAACTGACGGCCACGCTCTGCGGGTAAATCAGGGACAGTGCCAGCATCAGCGCCAGCGACACGTTCAGCATCAGTGAAAGGGATAATTTCTTCATGGTGTTTACTCCGTTTAAGCCGGTACGCCGCCAGCGGTACGCCAGACGGTGACCAGTTTTTCCAGTGAATGCTCACGCTGACCGTAACCGGCACCCGGCAGGGACGCCCAGATATTGCGACAGCGTGAAATGGCGCGCTCAATGCGTCCCGCCCGGATGTCATCCAGTGCACCGCGTTCGCGGATCAACTGAATGGCGAGTCTGTCCTGTGACAACGGACTGAAATCAGGCAGGGCAAGCTGTTTGCGGTAGTGCGGCCAGAACAGGTAAAGCTGCTGATAGCGACCGGAGGCCGTGGATTTTTCACCGCGACGGTTAAACACCTTCGCCGGTCGGCCATG